TGGTATAGTAATCTTCTAGATTGAAATAGGGTGGATCGATATAGAAAAACGTATCTACAGCATCATGCTTCTTAATCAGATCACGACAATCTAGATTTTCAGTGTCTAGTGATTTTAAACGATCTAGATATCGTGAATTCTGAAACTTCTCAGTATAGGTATAGAACTTAGACTTGTACTTGGGATTACTATATATTTTAGTACGCTCGTGTAATCCCTTGCCGCCAGTGAAAAACTGAGTTTGTAAGAACATATACTTAGCAGCACGAGCATAATCTGGAACTGAAAACTGAGTGGTATGATTAGCAAAGATCTCATCACGAAATTGCTCAAATGCTGCTGAGTTGCCTACAAGTGAGTAAAGATTTTTAAGCTCAGATTCAAACTGAACAGGATCTTGACTGCTACAGGTAAACACATTGTACAAGTCACGATTGAAATCATTGTAGATATTAGTAGCAACTGGAGTTTTCTTGCTTTGCCAATAGACCCACATTGCTCCACCAAATACTTCTACATATTTGTTGAACGTACTACGAGGGGGAATCAAGGGATCAATCCACTGAGTGTGTGATTTTTTTCCGCCGATATAGGGGAACATTATATAACCTTTCTAAATTGTAATATCTTCCATGCCTGCTGTTCTAAGCTTGGTAATATGACCTAGTTGCCATTGCTTAACTTCTAGACCCTTGATAATGCCCAACCAAGTATTTCTTAACAGTGCCACTTCGTTGATTAATGTTTCCATTTCTAGAACATCTTCTTCACTGTCAGCATACTTTTCAGCATCACGACTGGTAAGTGCTCTGGGATAGTGTTCTAGAAACTTCTTAAAAGATTGTCCTCGAATTCGTCTTAAACTGATGTTTAAATAATTTAGAACAGCCTCGATTTCTTGAAGCTGATTAAATCTATGCTCAGTTACTCCGGGCAGTGCTGCCAAGTTCTTTTCTATATTACCCGCGATTTTTACATCTCGTTTAGCCAGAGCAAGTTCGTTATTATAATAATCAATAAAGTCAGGTAACACAGATAGATTCTGTGTTACTCGTGTGTACCAAGTCATAGATAACTTCTTATATCAGTAAATATGCCATGTTCTATATCATAACAAACGTTCGACAAAATATCATACAGTCTTTTATGAATTATAGCAGGATCGTAATTTATAATCTTGTAATTTGGATAATCTCGGGCGACTTCTTCCATATGAGATTGAACTTCATCTACTGATTCTAATAAACTTTCCCACAATAACTTAAAATAATCTCGACGATCTAATCTCTTTTTGCTTCCTTTGAGCTTCAAACGCTGAACTGATTTAAGCCATCCCGTGATTTCTGAACACCAGTGATCATAGTCTATGACATTTTCATACATGAGAATCTTTAATAGATGACTGTCAATTAGCCACGCCTTTGAATCTATCTTTAGAAGAATATCCTTACGATGCTCTGCCATTTCGAATAGGCTAGAGTGAATGATAGCATCTAAAATAATATTCGTAATTCTCATTTAGTTCTACTTGCTACCATTCATCATCGTCATCGTCTAATTCGTTCCAGTCATCATCAGAATCTTCTGATTCATCTTCCTCGTTCTGAGCATATTCTCTAACCGCTTGAATGATAGTTTTATCGTGAGCAAACTCGTTCTTGATTTCATCAATCGTGTAATCATTATCTATGAGTAGTGAAACTAAATGTTCGGCAATGCTATCACGATCTGAACTTAATAACGAATCAGATACCATAGACCATAGTTCACTAACAATGTGTAAACTCATGCTATTGTTTCCTTGTAGATTAAAGTACTATTTATTATTCGACTATGCTCTCATCAGCGACTGTAGCCGATGCTAGTAACTGAGATTCAGTCTGTCGATTCTTTTCTACAAACTCGCTCATGACTAGATCCATGATACCGTTTTCATTCTTAGACCATTCTTTACGAAAGTACTTGTGAACTTCACCGTTCAAGTCAGTATACGAATAACGATTGCCTTCTTTCTTGATTAGATTTTTACGCTCGATTAAGTCAAAAAACCCACTATAAGGATTCATACCAGTTTCGTATGGAATTTGAATTTGAATATCTTCAAATGGCTTAGCATAGCGAGTTTTCATGATCTTACAACCAGCACGAATACCCAATACCTCTGTGACCTTGTTGCCATCTTCATCTTCTTTGAGCTTGAGTTTCTTCATGGCTACTAAAATGCTTGAAGCATAAACAAACCCCTGACCACCGCTTACATTAGGGTCGGGATTATAAGGATCTTGACTGGCATAGGTATGATTAGTAGCAACTAACCCAACATTACAACTGCCAAACATATTAACACAGTTGGTTACTAGAGCTTTAAGTGCCTTGGCCTTACGACCCATATCACCTTTCATGTCGCCACTGTCAAACTGATTTACTTCGGTAGGACTCATTAGCATACCCAAACTATCAATAACGAATAATACCTTGGGTCTGTCCTCGTCTGACATTGAACGATAATCTTTCATAAAGGTTGATATCGTTTTAGCAACATCATCAATCATTGCCATGTTAAGTTTTAACAACTTTTCTTCGCTGGTATCAACTCCTAAAGCGTGTAGCCAGGTTTCATCTAAAGCGTTTTCGCTATCTATTAGTACTACATAGATACCCTGTTCCTGAGCGTTTCGTACTAGATTGCCGCTACAAATATAGGATTTTCCGCTACCAGACTCTCCGGCAAATACGGTGACTTTTCCTAGTGGTACTCCTCGTTTGAAGTCTCCGGAAATTAGATAGTTCAAAGCAAAATTTCCCGTTGAGATCCAATCAGTTGGGTCATGAAAGCCAATTGATAGCCCCTCAATTGATTTTGTAATGGATTTTCTAAATCCAGATAAGTCAAATGGTCGTTTCATTGTTATCCTCTATTAACATATTGCTTATTAGTATAGAGAGTAAGCACTTGCTTGTCAAGTATTTCTGGACAACTGTCGGCAATTCGGTCAATTTCGTAATCGCTGGGATAGTGACGAAGTGCCGCTCGTGCTCGTTCACGAACAGATGATGGAACTCGTGGTGTTTTTCCTGGGTCAACCAGGTCTTCAAGTAATTTTCTCGCATGTCTTAGACTGCGATATCTTTCGTCGGGTAGTGTCATATTATTTCCTTAACTTTCATTGAATTAGTCATGGCAAGTTCTACTTCACTTGACATAATACTTTCTAGTAAAGTACAAGCGAACGAACTATGCCATTTTCTGACTATTTCTTTTTCTTTCATAACAATAAAGTAGAGCGATTAAGCTCTACTAATTATTAAGCTGCTTTATTCTGACGACTACGAATAAGGGCAAGAATGTCCTGAGCCTTGTCTCCAGATTGAGGTTTTACTTCAATCTTTGCCGTGGCTACTGGTTCTTCATCTTCCCATGGAGCAGTGCTAGATTCTGCTGTGGAAATTTTAGTAGCAGTCTGAGCACTAGCACGAGGAGCAGAAACAGATTCTGTTACCTCTGAGTCAGCAGCAGGAGCAGATCCAGAATTACCGAGATCCAAACCCCAGGGTTTGTAATATGATGCCCACTTGGGATCATAAGGGCGACCATCAACTGATGCCTCGAACATTTCACGGATTACTCGAAGTTCGCTTTCGCTGGGCTTCTTGGGTAAGAACTCACGAAGAGTGAATAACCCATGAAGATCAATGGCAGCACGTTCTGCTTCAGTAAGAGCAGATTCTTTACGAGCCCACCCACTGGTTGAGTAATCAGCATAACCACCCTTGCTGGTCTTTACAATCTTGAAGTCTAGACCACGAACATAGTCAGTGGGTAGTTCTTCAATCTCGGGATCCATCAAGCTGGCCTTGATAACGTTAAAGATTTGATTTGTAATCACAAATCTACGAATGGGATTTTCTGGTGCTGAATCCTCAGTGAGTGGATTCACACGAACAAACCCCTGAAAAATGTAGGAACGTTTCTTCCAATATTTGTTAGCGACTTCTTTAAGAGTATCGTCCTTGTACCAAGTACGAACTTCGCTAAGAATAGGACAGTTTTCTCCATACATTTCCATACATGGAACCTGAACAATA